CTCTTTCAATTTCTGCCACGGTGAAGAGTTTACCTGCCTTATTAGTACCTAAATCTCCAGGAGATACCCATTCTCCCAAGCTCCACAAATCACCTTTTTCAGGGGCATCATTAGCTAACCATCCATCAGTTTCAATGTTTACTAAGGCGCCAGTAATTGGGTTAAATCTATCCCTGACAGTAAGCATAATTAAATCAGCACCTACTGATACATTATCTGTGCCAATAAATTGATAATCAGGAGCATTATTACTAACTATATATAGATCCATTCTATCATTTTTTTGTTTGATAATGCGTAGTGCTACAGGATAAGTGTTATTGGTAAATACTGCATCTGTAATAGCTGGAAAAGTAAAATGTTCTAGAGTTACATTAGGATTAGCCGCACCTACAGCAGAATTATTAGCTACTTTTCCTCCGAACCCATAATTTACTCCTGTCATATTCTGAGAGACAGATATAACATCCCCAGGAGCTAGGGATAAAGCTTCTAAGCTTGTAGTAAATGAAATAGTTCTTCTGAGATACTTTGTAGCCGCGATATGGTACTGTGCATATCTAAGTGCCTGACTTCTTCGAGTAACTCCTTGTAGATCGAGACTAATAACATTTTCAATGGTAGAACGATCTGAACCATCATTTTTATCGTCAGTATCAATTCTTACAGTTTCTCTTTTATAATGATTTCTAGGGTCAACATAACTAACTTCGACCCCTGTAATCATGTCACTCTCTCTGCCTCCACTGATAGAGAAAGAACCATCTTTAATATTAGTTTCATTGAAAATCATTGTGGGATATCGATTAGGCTGATCTACGGCGAGGGATAATTTACCAAACGAATATACTATAGTGCCTCTAAAAGATGCTGCAATCGTATTCAAAATATCCATTGTCGGCTGTACATCTGAAATTTGCATATCACAAATAAATCTACGCTCTTTGATGGGTGTACCGTTAGGTAAACCTGTTAAGAGTGTCCTAATGATACCTGGATTAAATCCTTTTGGTTTATTACGATAACTACCATCAGCTAAACCATCTACTCCTTGAAATTTACCCGTAATTTCATCACATGCGTCACAATACTGAGCTACTTGATAAAACTTATACTTATCTATATTATCTTCTTCGATACCTAATCCATAAGTTTTATTTGTTAAGATATCGTAAATAATCCAGACTGGGTTCTGGGTCCAAGAATATACAAACGAACCATCCCACGTTCCTACATATATTTGAGGATTAGGATCAGTAAGTGCAGTACTTCCACTTTTTTGTAATCTATAACCTTGAGTACCTATATAAAAACCTTGAGAAGGTAGACCGGGAACCTCTACCTGTCTCCAATCAATTTCTCCACTTTCTAAAATAGGTTGATTATAATTTGAAGGGACTTTGACAATTAAACCTTTTACCATTGAAGTAAAAGTAGGGATTTGTCCTACATGCTCATTAATAGCTTTAAGAGCATACCCAATATGTGCAGTTCTTGGATAAGACTGCGGAGCTCTTTCTATTTCTGCCCAGCCGATGATCTGAACGTTAGAATTAATTCTTGAATCACCGCTCTCATTTGAGCTTTTTTCTACTGAAAATTTATAACCATCAGTACTTTGTAGCGAATCTGGAATTTCCACAGTGACATCAAACTTATAGGCAACATTAGTCTTACCAGAGATTGTTTTTGTAATTAAGATTAACTGACCAGCCTTTGAATGCCCTGTGGGATATACTAAAGGTTGACCTGCTCTATCAAACATCTGCACTTGAACAGTTAAAGAGTGTCCTGACACATTACCTTGATCATCTTGTTGGAATAAAGAATTACATACAAATAAAAATCTAATAGCATCCCATGCAAACGCACTAGTATCCTGAAGAATTACCTTACTTTCAGGAACTCCATCGATATTTCCTTTTTTAAGATTAACAGGAGAAGCAAAATTTTGAGGAGTAAATTTTTTAAGAGGAGCTTGTGTAGTTGTACCAGGGTTACTTAGTGTTTTAAAATCACTTGTTTTTTCGCCGCCATCGCCGTCTAAGTTAATAAGATCATCAATAGAAGAATCGCTTACTTCAATATCTTGAGGGCCATTAGGAGCTTGCATCATGGTCTGTGGTATCTAGATACCCACTAACAAAGTGACCTGCCACTCTGAATAGTCCGTAATTTAGCATTATAGGAGTACCGCTATCTATTGTATTTTTGAGAGAGCCAAACATATTATTTTGTCTTGAGTTTTGATCTGTACGCTTAATGTCAGAAGGTTTCTTAGTAAACATTGAAGTTACAAGAGCTAGTCCTGCGTTAACTGCTAGAGTAGTACCCATAGAACCTAAACTAAAGCCTCCTGCCGCACCAAGTTGAGATGCACCAATCTCTCCTGCAACATGAGGAGCAATACCTGCACCTGAAGACATGGCACCTGCACCTCCAGCTGCTGCTGCCGCTCCTCCTGCCCCAGAGCCCCACATACCCATACCTGCAGGACCTGTCGCAACTGCTAGCATAGCGGCCATTATAAGGAATTTAGTATTTTTTCCGCCACCACCCATAAAATTAGGTACAACGTAAAAACAGTCATCTTCTTTTACTCGTCTAATGAATAAGTCGTCTTGAGTAATAATTTCTTTATCTTTATTAAGTAGACAATAAGTTTCATCAATCAAACCATTATCAACACTTTTTACATAGTTACGAAATTTTGTGTGCATAGAAGTTAGATATACTAGTACATCAGCATATCTTACGACATCAACTTCATAAACCTTTTGTGTAAAAAGCTTGCTATAAGCAGAATGAACAATAATCTTACTTAACAAAGTGTTTTTCCTCCAGCTTATCAAACATAAGCGCGTCTATACGATCATTATACCAGTATATGTAAAATTTATTATTGAAACCAACTAAAAATTTGTACTCTTGAAAAGCTGCTCCAATTTTATCATCCTTACTTGGAATTGGATTTTCATCGCCTGGATGAGAGTGAAATATGCCCCAGATATTTTCATCATGTTTTATCAAGTCTTTAGGGTCTAACCAGAAAGTTGTTTTCGGATAGTCACTGATATTTTGGCAAGGAACATATTTAAAATCTTTTGTAATAATACCAACTGCCTCGTTTGGGTAGTCTCTTAAAGCATGATTGTTCATGTCTTCTTTTAGCTTGGCAAATCTTTCCATCTGTAAATTCCTGTAGTATATTGTTTAAACCATGTTTTGTACGGGTATACAGCGCTATCACGATTAAACATAGTTTGTAAAATTTTACCTTCGCCTACATACATAGCGCAATGATTAGTAACATTGGTGCTTCCGACACTCATTAATAATATATCAAATTGTTTGGGTATTAAAACTTTATTCCATCCAAAATTATCTTGTTTAGTCTTAATGCCTTCTTCAAAAAACTGATCGCTTGTTTTATTAAACCAGTCTTCGTCTACTATATTGCAAAAATCATAAGACGCAAGAGGGACATGAATTTGCAACTCTTGTTTAAATACTAAGCGCAATAGATTAACGCAATCAATACCTTTAGTAGGATCATCTCCTAAATGTTTAAAAGGAAATCCTACGTAGTTATCATACCATTTTGTCATGTCGATAGAATGAGTGTATACATTGCCACCATTCTGGTGATATTGTTTGTATACATGAGAAACCCCCCTCCTCAATGTGAAGCATTTTTGTTGGTTGCAAGAATAAACCAAAATGAATAATCAAATTAGTTTTATTAGACTTAAAGGTTATTACATCATAGTTTTGAGCATCCGTCAAATTAACTTTTCTAAAGCAGGATTCTGCCCAACTATCTACAAAGTCTGTTGAGTATAGCTTTAACCATTTTCTTGAGGGAGGATAATCTGGAAGAGGAAAGTCTAAATCTAACTCTTGGTTATAGAAATTTTTAATTAGCCTGATACAGTCTACATTACCGTACTCATGTCTTAAACTTAAATATTTTTGTACCATGAAGCATATTCTGGATAGATCGATTCAAAGGACTCATTACGTAATAAGTCTAAACGTGTTTGTTCACGTTTGAATTCTGGGAGTAGTGCAGAAAGATCTCCCCCATTCATATAAGACAGCCAACTCTTTATCTGAGATAAATCATGAGGAGATAGTATATTTTTGTTTTTTATGACAAAACGTTTATAAAGTTCAACTATTTGTTTTTTACAGTCTTTAGGTAAACACTTGAGATTAACCCTTTCTGGGCCATTAAGTATATTACCATAATAATTGAATCCGTTCTTCTTACACCAAAGAATTAAATCAGGCATTGAAGTAATACTATACAAACTAATTACACAACTAAATGTTGAAATGTGTTTCTTAAAATAAAGCGCGTTTGCTTCAAAAGTTTTCCAAGATAATCCCTTTCGAGTATATTCTGCCCTAGTACCGAAACCATCTATACTAGGCCAAAGATCTACAGACTTAAAATTACTCCATATATCTTCAAGATCATACTTCTTAAACTTGGTATAACTTAGGTTAGTATTATATTGAAGATTAATATTTTTAGCATAATCTAGTTCTATCAATTTAAACAGTAATTTATAATGACCTTCTTGTACAAAAGGTTCTCCTCCAGCAAAATAAACATCTTCTAACTCAGATAAATATTCTGGGAAGCTAGACCAAACAGCTTCGTTATCAGAATAATAGTCTACTACAGAACTTAGTTTGTTATCCGGCCAGTCTGTGTACCAACTTGTCGAAGCATTAGGACCGCAGGTTCTGCATTTAAAATTACACAGATTGCCAAAACGTAAATCTAAATAAGAGGGTTTATTAGGCAGGCTACCGTCGTCGTTGGTTAAATCTTGTAAGTAAGCTTTTTTCTTAAATCTCTTATTAACTTGTTGCCTATTGCTAATACTATCTCCATGAACTTCTCTATCATAACATACTTTCTTACAGCCGTCCGGGATATCTCCTTTTAAAAATCGCTGTCTGATGTTGCGATAAGATTCTCCGTTCCAGACTTCATCTAAAGTTTGCTTATGATTGCCTAATACGGTTGATTCGTCATCTAAAAATTCCACATGACAGCATGCTCTATACTCTCCACTTATAGCGCCAAATAGATGCATCCAAGGAAGTATACAGCCTTTAATTTTTTGATTTTTGGTCAAATCACTCTCTATTGAATTGGAACAGTTCTGCCTGTTGCAGGGAAGCCGCCAAAATGTTGTTGATTATTTCTAATTTGGCAAGATATTATAGACTTACCGCAAACATCGCCAGAGGCGCTAGAGGCGGTCTGGTTATTAGCTGCAATGGGGTTAGAATTAGAGGTAAGACTTGTGCCAGGGATAGCTAAACCGCCCGGGCCAGGATACTGACACTCTTCTCCTTTATACGTCCATTGACACGTATTTTTATAAAATTTTCTCTTAGGAGTTTGTAATTTAAAGTATTGTAACCAAGAAATTAAGTTAAATGATGCTACAGATTCACTCAGTCCTTCTAATTGATCTATTTTAAAGGTATCCTCTATATAAGATTCGCCATCTTTTTCATTATTTACAATATATAATGCAGAACCAACACTAGTAGTACTTTCTAACTCGTTTGATAAATAGATGAGTGCATTATCCTCAATAGATTGAATTGTAGCCTCAAGCGTGCCCTCTTGAGCAAACACATTATCACCTATTCTATAGGGCAGTGCATTGTAAACTTCAATAACATTTGATCTAACACTTTCAATTTTACTGTACTCAGGCCAATAATCTAAAAAATTAGCAAATGTAGTTTTAATCTCAACTACCCCGCCAAGTAAATCTCTAGTATCAAGTTTCTGCTCAACCCACTCTCCTCCTACAGAAAGAGTTTGATCTCTATCAAAAGAAGCATTAGCTTTACCATATACTCCTTCAATTGAAGCACTGTATGCTAGACCGTTAGCTCTTGCTCTCGTAAGAGTATCAAAAGCTTCATCACCTACTGATCCTACATCTGCTGGATTAGCATTTAAAGTTCTAGGATCAATCCCATGAACTGCTTCTCCATTAACAGTAGCAACAACTGAATTAGATATGTTATTACCTGCTAAAAAAGGGTCTTCTACAACAGAGGTTATGATATTGTCTACATTAAAAATATCTAAAGTAAGTTCGTCAATTTTGCCCTCAGTACCTTGTGCGAGTGTTGACATATTGACAGGGAAAGGAATATACGACAAAGAATTATATGATACGTTATATAAAATATCAGATGTTAAATCACCTACTACTTCAGCAAATCTAAGTGGAAAATTGTTTGGCCACGCCCTGCCCTCTCCCTGACCGGTGGGATTGCCCGCCGCATTTGGAGGATACCATTCACCTGGGTAATACAACGTATATAACCTAACTATTGGATTCTGTGCGAAAGCGTTTTTTGCTGCTTTGAAATTACTAGGTGCTATAGCAGAAATAGTAGCTGTAGCAGTAGTTGTATTACCTGACATTGTGTTTGATTGAAAAGGTAAAGAAGTGGTATTTAAGGCGCCATTAGCTGAGGTAGATAAAGTTATAATATTAGATCGTATAGTCTCACTTGATTTAAACTCTTGTAACACATTATTTAATTTTACTTTAAGAGTATTAGTTGACGCATCAACGTTTGCAATAACTCCTGTAGTGCCTGTAGTTACGCCTATAACTACATTTTTAGATTCAAAATTAGTTACACTGTTTACAGTTAAAATTACATCATAAGACCTAGCGCTCATTAATCAAATACCTCTTGTAGCTTGAATGACACGCTATAAAAATTATCAATTAATCTGTTACCGTTTGAGTATGTTTGTTCAACAGTTAGAGGTCCATCAAATCTTACAGTTATAGTACCGGTCTCGTTAATATGAGATAAATCAAAACTAAAAGACTCAAACTCTCCGCTTCTTGCTACATAAAAGTTTTCAATAGCTGTTTTCTCGACTCCCGTAACGGTCGAATAGGTAAGGTCATATGCTCTTTTTGATCTTCTTGATTTAAGTCTTCTTTTTTCATAACCAGCCTGTGACATGAACTTTACTGTACCAAACTCTCTAGTAGAACCGATACCTTTATCAGGTTTACGATCTGACATAGAAGTAAATCTATCAATGGTCTCGGTGGTAGAATCATACACTCTTACAGAAAGCTGGTCAGCGGAATTGATTGCCCCTAGAGGAGCTCCCGATATAACAGTCATCCGATCGTGCTGACCAAAAGGTGAAGCAATTGGTTGAATACTAGCTGTTTTGTATCTTGGAGCTGCTGCGTATCTGAAGAAACTCATCGAACCGTCAACCATCTCGCCTACAACATTTGCATTACCAAGTTGAAGAGGTCCTGAAGCTGTTGAACCTCTTACGAAGTTTCCATGATCTACTAATACATTATTGACATACAAACGAAGGTTTTCAGTGGTTCTTTCATAGGACAAGGCTACGTGATAAGATGTAGCAGCATTGACATTACCTCCATACAACTCAGTTATACTACCACCTACACTTGATACAAAACCAACATTAGAGTTAGAGCCTACTACTCTTAAGAAATAGTAATCATCTGCATCTTGATATCTTGCCATTAATGTTTGGTTAGATCCCATTTTTGCTCCTGCATCTAAGCTGAAGTGGGTATCTACAGTAAAGTCACCAATGTGTATATCATAATCTTGATGAGAAGGAATTTCTAATGAGTTAGTACCAGAAAAAGTAAGTGTATTAGATGAATACGCGGTCGTTCCTCTTGAAGTAACTGTTTTTGCGTATGGACTTTCGTCAGTAAGATTACTAACAAAGTTTAAAAGTAGTTTAGTAGCAGTATTATCACCTATATCAATTCCATTATATCCTAGAACAGTTGAAGGGTACGTATAGGCAGTAGGTGCTTGGTAAATACCAGATACATATACTTGTAATTCTGCTACAGAATCAGTGTTAGCACCAGCGGGTAGTGCAAAAGATTCAGTGTTAGCATTGATTAGGTAGGTATTTGAATCAATAATCTGAGTAGAAGTATTACTATATTCAACAGCAAGAGTAGTAAAAGTTGAACGGGTAGTTCTAAATTTTGCAGGAATTGATACTGTTTGAAGAGTTAAGTTAGAAGCGCTAGGTGCCAGGGCAAATGATATGCTTTGTCCTGCGTTTGATAAAGCGTAAGAGTCAGTTGCTTGTAATACTCCGTCAGAAAAAGCAGCTACTTCCCCTGCAAACGAAACTGTCGCAGGTAAATTAAAATATGTTTGAGCAGCTGTAGAACTGTACGTTACAGTCGCAGTTACGGGATACGCTGTAATAGGTGCTGTTGCATCATTGGGAAAAGTTGCCATTAGTAATTACCACCTCTTAGAGATTTTCTTATAGAACCGTTGTTACGAAGATCACGAGTTATAACATCAATAATCATTTTATCACCATTCATACGAGGGGCTGAAACAGTAGCTCCTTTAGGTGAACCTTGATTGTTAATATTAACAGAAACGTTACCAGGTGACACGCTTCCAGTTGCATTCATTGCTCCAAGTGCCTTTCCACCAATAGCTTTAGCCATTGGTTTGCGAATGACGAATTCGCCAGGCTCAAGAAGTGCAGGTACGCGGTCTCTCATTTGATTAACGCGACCGCCTTGGGCCATACGAACGATACCACCAGAAGCCATCTCTTCGTCGCTAGCGCTATCACTTGGATTATCACCAAACATACCACTAATTGAGTCAACCAATCCCCTAGCACCAAAAGGTTCGTGCCCTGTTATACCCCTACCAATAGTATTTCCTGATACAAACCCTTGTGCTGCGTGTAGCCCTCCTACGCCAGGCACAGATCCTACTAGGGCATCAATAGCAGTTGCAATAGCTCTCCCCACGAAACTATCACCCTTACCCTTGCCTTTTGCATCATTAGCAGCTCGCTCTGTATCTCTCATATCAGTTTCAATAGTATCTTTATCTATCGAATTCCTATCAAGACCTAAATTCATACCAACCAATCCAGCAATTGTTTGGTTGTTTGTAAAGCCTCTGGCCATGAATCCACGAGCTGCTGCAACCATTCCATCACTTTGTGCGGAATGTGATCCTCCAGGAGCGCTCGGAGACTTATCTGCACCAAGCTGACCAAAACCAGGGTTATTAGGACCTGGGCCGCCCATGTTTGAAGTACCACCTCCGGGATTACCTGAAGTTTGACCCTCGTTCATTCCATGGCCTACACTGTCAACATCTCCACCAGTGTCAGCAAATGCAGGTAATCCTTTGTACGTCTCACCACTTCCGCCTAGTTTTTTAAGGATAGAGGCTTCACCAGGAGTGATGTATGCTTGCATATGAGGTTGACCCTTAATCATCTCCATCTTACCGCCTGGAATAGCAGAGTTCATCATTTGAAGTTGGTCCATACCAATGCGCTTAACAGCTTCTTTACGCATAACAAACTCGCCAGGCTCTAGCATTGCGTGTACTCGGTCGCGTCTCATTACACCCCCGCCAGCCATGTGGACGGGTCCACCACCTGCGAATAGACTTCCTATGAAGCCAGATATACCAGCAGCTACAGGTTTAGCAATAGTAGTAGCGAAAACTTCTTGCTGAATAGCTTTCATCATCCCACCAAGCATATCTCTAAAAGTGTTACCGATTGAATCCATTGTGAGCGTACCCTCAATTAATTGCTGATTAAGATTTTCAAAGGCGCCTGTTAAGCCTTGTCTAAGATTTGATGCTACAGAAATTTGTAAAACTTCCATTGTGCTTAGAGAAGCATTCATATCCTTAGCCTTAGCAATCACACGCTCACGAGCTGAGACAGTTGATAGTAAACTTAGAATATCTTTCTCAGCAACAAGAGCTTTAATCTTAGATTCAGCATCGGCTTGCTCTCTAACTGCATCTATTCTTCTATCGATTGACTCTTCGGTGGCACGTTCTTCTTTAGCAATTTCTGCAATGCGTAAATCTGTAATTTTATCGAAAGCAGCTTTTATATCATCTTGCTGCTTTTTGAGTATAGAAGTATCTAACCCCTTACTTAATTGAGGAGTTACAGTTTCTATACCGGCATCAACAAGTCCCTCGCGTATATTATCAATACTAGCTCCACCCTCTATTTGCTTTTTAATTAATGGATCGGTCGCAATCCTAATATCCGCCGAAAGACCTGCTAACAACCTTGCAAAATCACCTATAAAGTCTTTGAATATGTTAGATTGTACTTCTAATTCTTTTACTCTCTGATCACGGAGCTTTTGTTCAAGATCAAATTTTATACCGTCTTGTTTAATTTTTTCAAGTTCTAATGCTGCTTGTTGTTCCGCAATATCTCTTTGGAGATTTAAAACAATTATATCCGCTTTGGCCTTATCGTCAATAAGTTCAATCTCTTTTGCTAAATCGTTTCTACGTTCAGTAATTTGTTTTGCAGTCTCAGCACGTAAAGCTGCTAAAGTTTTTTCATCTATTTCAATTTTTAATTGTTGAAGTTGTTGTTCAGAAAATAATCCTGAACGCTTATCTAAAAGAGATTTTTGTAAATCTGCTTGATCTTCAAGAGCCTTTATTGTCTCTTGGCGCTTAATTTTATTAAGATCTACTTCTGCTTTACGCAACTGCTCTGCGCTAGAAGCTTGTTTCTGCGCAATGGAATTTTGCTCTTGTAAAGCTTTAAGATCCCTTTGGCTATCTTTAACAGTGCTTTGTTTTTCTAAAACTGTTAGCTGCTTTCGTAAGGTGTTAAGACGTTTTTCTTCTTCTTCTCTAATTTTTCTAATGTCTTGTAGCTGCTTAGATACTAGTCCTGCAGCAACCTTAGAAACAGTCTCTTGAAGAGTTTTTTCTTTAGTAGTATTTTTATCGGCCTTTAAAATAGCTGAAATTTGATCTAATTGATTTCTATTAATCTCTGATTGACTTGTAGCTAATTGTAATTTAACGCTAGCTAACCCATTAAGCTTACCCGCCTGTGCCAGTTGTGCAGAAAAATCTTTTCTTATACGTTTATTAAATAAATCTTGTTGTGTTTGTATCTCAGTTTCTGCTGTAAGTCGATTTTGACTTGCTGCTACATTTCTAATTTGTGTCTCTAGAATCCCATCACCAAGTTTTTTAGCTCTTTCTAAGAGATTGTTTAAAGTTGCTTGAAGAGCTGACTCAGTTTTTTTCAACTGTTCTGCATTTAAATTTCCCTCCTCAAGATCTGCTCTAAACTTAGCTTCTTGAGATAGGAAACCTAAAATACCTGCACCAATCGTGAGACGCTCTGCTTCAGCGAGATTGCCTTCCTTTATAAGATCATTAATTCGTTCAGTGTCTCCAGTTTGAAATGATAGAATTTTACCAGTCTCTGCTAATGCAAGGTTAAATTGAACTACATTACCACCGTCAAGACCAGCAGCACCTTGAAAGGCCATTCCTAGTCCTTGTCTAGCAATTTCTTCTTGGACAAATAAATAGTCTGCTAACGACTTTACTGCTACTCCTGTTTGTCTATTCACTTCTCCTAGACTAGCAGAAACTAATTTTGAACTTCTAGGGAAAACTTCCTGAAAACGTAAAGCTTCATTTACAATCGCTTCTAATGCTTGTTTTGCTTCAAAAGTTAATCCTTTGAATTTATCTCTAAAATCATCAATTGCATCTGGGTCACCGAGGTTTTCTAATAGGTCTGAGAACTCTTTGGCCAAGTCTTGCTTAGTTAATTCTTTAGTAAGAGTGGTTAGTCCAAACAAAGCATTTTTAGTTACAAGTATTTTATCAGGTAGACTTTGAAAAATTTCATTAGCACTTAGTAAAGAAGAGGCAAGACCGTCAAAACCTTTTTTTGCTGCTCTGGAAGCGTCATCTACTCCAAACAGTCGTAAACTTAAATTAAACATAGTTTTTACAAAATCGTCAATCTCATCAGTAATTCCAAGAGCATCAGTAAAAGGTTTTAATACAAGTCGTGCTACAGATATAGCAGTAATAAAAGAAGTAATACCACGTAAAACAGAGGCAATACCTACACCTACTAAGCCAAATACTTTTGACGCCCTACTCAAACCGTTAGCTAGTAGTAAGCTAGTTTTACCTGTAGCAGCTTGAGCTCTTCGTACTTTTTTCAGAGCTGCATCATACTCAAGATATCTATCAGTACCTTTTTTAGTTTCATCTCTTAATTTTATTAGTCTTGATTGAAGGCGAGACAAGTCTTGAACTGCTAAAGTTCCTTCTCTAGCTTGTCTAATCAACTCTTTTGTGTATTTAGCTGCTGATCTACTTCCTGTGATATATCTTAAATCTAATTTTTCTGTAGCAAGAGCTAGTTTACCAAACGCTATGCCTTGCTTCTCAGCATTTCCTCCTAGTGCTCGTTCCCCCAAGGCATTAGCTAGTCCTTGTGCGGATTCAGTGGCGCCTTTAATACCTCCAATAGCTACTCCTAGAGCACTTCCAAAAACAGTTCTTGCAAGAATACCAAAAACAGCTAAAGTATTACCTAAATCACCTGATATGTAGTCAGCAAACGGTGTTATAGAATTAGCAAGAGCTCCCCCGACCTTAGCACCTAGATCAACAATTACTGTTGCTAATCTTTGTAACGATTCAAGAGCGTTACCAGAAGTCGTATCAATTATAGAAAATTTTGCTGTACCTTGATCAATAATCGCATTCACAAAAGCCTGCCTACGCTCAAAATCGGTCAAGCTTGTAGCTGTTTTGTTAAGTTTTGCTGCGTAGGATTCTACAGCAGGATCAATCTTAACAAATATACCTAATTCATCCAACAATTCTGGCTCAAGTTTTGCAGCGCCGCGAGTAACACGTGTTAATGCATCGGTAAGAGTTCTTCCAAGTGCTCTGGAAGCTCCAAGGGAAACTTTTTGTAGTTCAAGTATTTGATCTTGATTAAAACCAGCAGATAAGCCGATGTTGACACTCTCAGCCGTCTCTCTGATAGAGACTAACCCTCTGGTAACTTCTTGAGAACGTTTTAGAATTTCTGAACCCGTGGTCCCTACAGTTGTGGCAAGTGCGTTTAGTCCTTCAACAACCTGGGCAGTTTGAGCAGCTTGGTTAAGTGCTTGGAAGGCTGCTGTGATAGCAAAAACAGTAGCTGCTGCACCCGCATATGCCGATACTAAACCACCTAACCCATTAGCTTGGGCAGCAAAAGCACGACCTGCAGAAGCAGAAGCTTGTCCTAGACGGGTCTGAGCTCGCCCAACTTGCCCCGTGCTTTGTGCAACCTTTTTTGCACCTTTTTCGGTAAATTGGGTTTCAATAATATTTTTAATTCTTTGACCAGCCACTTATCGTCCTCGTGCCGCTTTTGCTAGCGAATCTCTTTCTTTTTGCTTTTGAGCGTAATACTTACCAAGTTCACTCTCTCCTACTTGAAATAAATCAAACACAAGTCTACGGTCTATAATCTCATAAATATTCATTATAGCTTCTAAACCTGCGTAGTCTTTACCTAACCAAGTTCCACTATTTCCCTCCCACTTATCAGGAAGAATGTTTAATAGCATAAGAGCTTGTTGAACTTCAGGTGCGAAAACAGAAGGATCTTTAGGAATATCGTTTTCATTAATTTCCCAACCCATCTGCTCACACATATCAATGTACTGATCTTGACTCATACCTCCGCCAAAAAAACTATTGCGAAGGTAGTCTATTAGTTTTTTGAGTTGTCCTCGGCTTTTTTCTTAGAGAATTGCTCAAAGTCATTCATACAGTCGGTAACAAATTGATCAAAAATAGTTGAATTTTTTAGTAGCTCAATTGCATCTTCACTACTATATTCGATTTCTTCGTTAGCGTCCATTGCAGAAATGTCAACAGGTAAAAGAACCGGAAGATGTTTAGCTTTAAGACCTTTCCATCCTGCAATAGCTTTTTCACTATAGCCTTCAAGAAAACGCTCGTTATCAACTTCTTCTTCTCGTTGACGAGTACGTTTATTAAATTTAAAGGTAAGAGCTTGACTACGAACTTTCATTAGATCTTCGCGTGATAAAAAGCGAAGATTTACTTCAAACCCGTCAATGTCTGGAAATTCTACCCAAGCTGTTGTCTCTTTGGCAATTAGTTTTGAAATTTTACTCATGTTTTCCCCTCTAGGATAAACGAATGCCCACTACGGATCTGCTTCTCTAAGGTGAGGGGGGACCTTGAATCGCAAGTAGTGGGCATTCTTCTGGTTAAAAAGTTAATGTTCCCCCTCAGAAACATTAGTTACTAAGCTTTCTTAGCAAAGATAGTTACTTCTCCACCATCACCTTTATTGGCGGTGGTTTCTTGAGCAACGAAGTTAACAGTCATAGAAATCACATCTTCAGTAGCGATAGATGGGAATTCAAATTGAACTGCGTCAAGTTGGAAAGCAACATAAGGAGCAGTAGCTCCTCCGACAATCAAATTAGCGTTTGATGTCTGAGCAGAAGAAGTACGTGAATCTTCTGAAATGTTACGTAAGAACCCAGCTGATTCAAGGTCTCCGCTACGGAGATACATAGTAGCTGAACCTGTGACTGCGCGAGTTCCTGTAAACTGACCAATCGGCTCGTTTAGAGCTGAAAGTTCTTCAGGTGTCAAGTAAGTAATGTTGTTATTGTAATCAAATGATAGCGATGTAACTGGGAAGGTAAACTTCTCATCTGACGCAGTAGCAGTTGCTTTATGATGGAACTCAATAGCACTCAAACGATTCTTGATGAATGAATTAGTTCCGATAGCTCCTGCAACGTTCATTTGTCCAAATGGATGGTAGGATGCTTCAGCTACAGCAGTATGGTCAAGTGTATGAACATTTGAGTTGGCTGTGACACTTGAGCCATCATTTTTAATCCCACCAAACACTGAAACAGCATTATTGCGAACTGTTCCAGTAAGTTCTTTCATAGTAGTACCAAAGCCTGTCCATGTTGTCGTAGCGATTTCTTCGATACCAGCATCAACAGTTGCACCATTAACAGTAGCATTAGATACCTGATAAATAACGTTATCAAGTTTAAAATACATATGGTTTTCAGTAGCAGTTGAGAAGTTAGAGGTTGACGCGTGTGAACCTGTACCAGCTGAAGTAGTTTTAGTCTGTAGCTTTCCGCCGGTTTCCCAAACAGAATTTTCTTCAGTTCCGTCAGCTACTTTAGTGCTTGAAACTAGTGATTGCCACATAAACCAATCAGCAACAGGTTTTACGTTACCTGTGGCGTTAGTAAGGGCTGTAGTTGTATTACCAGCTGCTCCTGTGTTTACGTCAGTAGGACGTAAATAGACTTGGAAGTTCCAGTCTACAGGGTTAATAGCTGTATTAAATCTTTGTTGCGAACGATCAGGACTAGTTCCTGATTCCAGTGAAGTAATATCCTGAGTCGCAGATGATGAAGTTACCGCGAATCCAGCGAGAACTTCAAGTTTCCATGTGTTAGTTGGAGTCATTGAAGTGACTGCAGCACCGTTAATCAAGTCAACGGTTGACAAAAACACCTCGGAGTTTCTCTGTAGGTTTAGAGATGCCATCTTATTTTCTCCTTATTAATTTTCTAGTCTATAGACTACGGTTAATTCTACCTCGGCTATTCCGTAAGGAGCAGCTAATCCTTCATCTGTCGAAATACTATCTATAGTTATATCTAATATTCCTTTATCAGGATTATCGCCTAACGAGTAGATAACATGTTCTATATCTTGTATCATGTCATCTGCAAGGCTCTGAGAATTATCTTCTCCATATACGTATGCTCTTATAGTAACGTCTAATGTTGCTACCGTCAAACTTAAAGAATTAAAGTTTCTATTTTCGGTTCCAGCAGATAAGTAAAGTGCTGGAAAGTCATTTACCTCATCTAAAAATTTTAACTTGCGATAAACATTATCAAATAAATTATTATTATACGTATAAGCATTGTTATAGGTAGACGTACTACCATTAATATTCTTTAAGTTAGTAACTAAAAAATCTACTATATTTCCTCGCCTGGATGACATTAGTTACCTCTCAAAATATTGAATCTTTGTTTAAATAAGGCCTGTACTACCTCGCGAGTAGCAACTTCCACCTGCCTACCAGGATTATATCCGTAACTCTCAAGTGAAGTATATATCGGATTTAAAAAATATGTAATAATACTTTTTCTATAATTTGGAATTGCTCTTACCGTTGAAGCAAAACGACCAGATCTATACTTTAGATCAGGAGGGTTAGGAATACCTGCACGCTCCATTGTACGAGCCAGACGTTCTTGAATCATCTTAGATAGTTGTACTTCAGATATATATCTTTGTTGGGTATTTTTTTGCCTTTTCTTCGGTGAACGAAGTAACACTCCTGACGCAACCCTAAGTGATCCGCTCAAATACTCTAAGGCTGTAGTAAATCCTGCCTCCTTAAGATGTTTTCTCATAGCACTAAGTGTTTCAGGGTCAATTCCTGCTATTGTTACTGCAAGAGCTTCCACAAATTTTTGACCTATAACCCCCTCATTAAATTCTCGTGTTATACCTTTGCTCATGTCGTTTAATGCAGTTGCAACAGTAGACTGAGAAAAGGAAAATTGTAAAAAATAAGCACCATTTTTGCCAGGTTTTAGTTTAAAGCTTCCTCCCTTTCCTCTACTTCCTCTACCTCCAAGAGCATATTTTTTCATATCTGCATAGGTGAATTGAATTGATCTTACGATTGTTCTATTACCAATTGTAATGGGAATTATAATATCGCTTGCTTTACTAGTTAAAGAAGCCTTATAAGCTTGTGCTGATGGATCGTTTAATTCAAGAGCCTTTACAATGTCAGCTTGATTTGCTCCTTTTTTGTAGGCGCTATCCAAGGCTCTATAGAATGGACTTACATCTATTTCTTCTTTTTCATACTCTCCAATATCTTGATCAAAACCTGTTATTACTTGTTGACGACCTGATCGAATGGTGACACCTTTACCTCCTCCAAGACTAATGGGACTTACTGTATCTCTTGTTAGTCCTGTAAAACCCGCACCTTCATCAAACCCTAGTGCTTCAGCTTTAATATTCTTAATCTCAGTCTCTTTAAATTTCCCAGCGATTTGATCTTGGATCTTAAAGTCTGCTTGGAAACCCCCACCGCCACTCTCAATCTTACGTGCGCCAAATAGTTTTATAAGAGGCTCTTCTAAAGCACTAGTACTAAGTTTAGACCCTAGCCTAGCTAACTCTGCTCTAATATCCTTGGGTATCTTATTTGATCCTGAAAGGCCTTGTACTTGTCTGTAAATTCTAGTTGCCTGGTTAAAAGGTAGGATACCTTTTCTCGCATGTGCTACACGACCATTAATAATGAGTGTTGATTGAGTCTGAATCTTTGTTAAAAAACCAGATATACTCGGTACAGCCATTATTGAATCACTCTATATAAATCTAATATACGACGAATATGTGGTGGGAAATTACTAGATAGTGAATAGTTCTCTCCTCTTTCACCTTCAAAAGAAAATCCTTTTTTCTCTTGATCTTGTTTATAAACTATTTTAATCATATCAAGAGTTGCCATTTGAAGATCTTGAGGGATATCGCTGGACTCATACCCTGCGCGATAATCTACTTTGACACCAGAAGGAAATGGCTGGAAAGAGGGCGGTCCTGATAAAGTAAGAGCAGGATAAGAGTTTCGAATAGTTGGATAAACACCTCTTACTCCTACTGCACCTACGTCACGAGTTACTTCTCCCATGTCACGGCTAAAGTTATACTCGTTAGTTTCTGCATGAACATCTTTAGTTACGGTATCTCCGTTCTTACCATCAAAGTGTACCAACATAACAGTATCATCATCTGGTCTAAATCTATTTGTAGGAGGCGTAAAATTAGCTGTGTATCTTGCCTTATCAGATACACGAAGCTCGTCAATATATCCTTTGAATGTCGTACCTATTTCAACATTAGATGTAAAAGTATGATTTGATACTGCGTAAACGTTTGAAGCGTCAGAGATTACATTACCATTGTAGAATAAATGTAACTTTTCGTCGTCTAACTTACGGGAAACAGCAACATGCGCCCATCTGCGTTTAGCAAATTGTTGTGATTCTATTAAAACGTTAGGAGCTGTCACAACATTTGCAGCTCCAGAAATATTTGATTCAAATGCTAAACAATTTGCATTTGATAATCGTAACTGCATATAATTTGAGGAGTCTGTGTTAATTGAAAATATCACGTTATCTTGTATAGTCTCTTCATCAACTCGAATAAACATCTCAATGGTAAAATCACCCTCTTCAAATTTTAATTGTTCAGGTACTGTAGCGGAAGAGACAAAGTCATCAATATTAAGCTCCAATGAGGATTTACCAAACTTCTTAATTCTAGAATTAATATGTGCGTCATTTTTAAATGAAAGGGGTAGATCGTTTGTGCTAGTAGTTACAGGTGTGCCAATAGTAGTTGGATCTGCTAGTACTACATGATCAACTCCATTAAACTCGGTAACTTGATAAACATTATTAAGAGGTATACGTGACAACATAACAGATGTTTTGCCGCCATCAAAAACTTCTACATAATCATTAGCTAAGATAGCATGACCAATATAGTGTTCAACTACGCCTGTAGCATAGCTGATGATATTAGATAATCTAGCATCTTGAGTACTAGACGAAATACTGAGATAATCCTTAACTTGGGCTAAATTAACATAAGGGTATTTCCCTAGTCCTTCTTCAAAACGATCTACCATTTTTTATTTCCTTACATGCCTGGTTTAGGAGCTGTCTTAACAGCTACTTTAACAGGTTTTGCTTCAGCTTTTTTAACTGGCTTAGGTGCTGGTGCTGCAACAACAGGTGCAGGTGGGGGTACATCATCAGCTGTAGGGTCATCACCTGCAACGATCATTTCAATATCTCCAACACCATAACCATGTTTCTGTAACCAACGACGCGCTTCTGCGTCTGACATTCCTTTAATTTCTTCCATTCTTTTCTCCTTAAAGACTTAAGGGAGGCGTTGACCGCCTCCCCCAGTGTAGTTCAGTGATTTATAACTAATTAGCTATTAACCAGCGTCAATCACACAAGCGTATGCATACTTAGTTGAATCAAGTGCTGCAGAGCTATTAGTTGTGAGGGCTTTAAAGTCAAAACGTGTACTCATGTACATTGCTGTGACCTGCTGGCGTGGCTCATACTCGCTCTCAATCTCAATACCACGACGTTCTGCAATCATGAAGCCCGGCTTGTAGACGAGTGCGCCAAGATGACGACCTGTTCCACCAACGTTATCCATGAACTCAGAGATAGCAATTGGAATACCGTAAACGGCGCCAACTGAACCTGTGAGGTAAGTTGCATTTGGACCAAACTTGTCAACAGTCTGGAAATCAGAAGTTGTTACAAGATTGTTATAGCCTTCGATTGAGGTAATAAACACGAGGTCGTTACCAAGCTGTAAGCCATATTTACCAAGCACTGTACGAGCAGCTGCGATATCTGTTGGATCAGCCTTATCGTTTGCTCCACCTGTTGCAACAGAGAGTGATGCGTCAGATGCGAGGTTTGTGATACCTTCGATAACAGATGCGTAACCTGTACCTGCTGTAATAGCGTTAGTTGGAGAAGCTGTAAAGCCTGTCAACGCGCCTGTACCACGTAGGATTGACTTATCGATGGCACGTGCCAAACGACGAGTTGCTGCAGCGCGCAAGAAGTCGAGGAGTGGAAGAACTGTATCTTCTTCTTCGTCTTTTGCGAGATGAGTTGAGGCCATAAATTTATGTGGTGTAAACTCAACTGCGCTGATGGTGTTCTGGTTTGATGCAGGAACACGAGTTGCCTCTGCAATACCAGTTGCGAATGTGCCAGAAGCAAACATTGCAACATCACCGTCAGTATCTTCGTCAGCTACTGGTACGCGGAAAGTCTTAGCATCCACTGCCATACGCTGGAACATAGGTGCAACTACAAGCTGCTGTTCCATCTCGGTATAGATGTTCTGTGAGAAGTTGCTCAAGAACTGGTCTACAGATGTGACTGCTTTAACTTTTTGACCTAGTTTTGTATCAAATGGGTCACGACGATTCAGCAACTTTGAAAGAATAACAGCGTTAGCCATTTCTTTTTCAGAGAACTGAGCTGCATTGCGTGACTGCTCTTGGAATTGCATCTTTGAGCGTTGAAGAGATGCGACCTCTTCCTTATATTTTTCCATCTGAGCTTTTAGTTCTGCGACTTGCTCAGATTCGCGAGGTACGTAAGCAATTTCTGCTTCGCCCTTCACGAGAGTTTGTTGGTCTTGTGCGTCTGACTCTTTTACGATAGCTTCACCGGTAGCTTTAACCAGCTCTGCAACTTGAGGCTCAGACACTTGAGCACGAGGTGCTTCTTTTTGTGTCTCGATTGCTACTTCTTTTTTAGCAGCTTCGAGATCAATTGTATCTACGACTTGATCAGCCATGTTGTCTTTCTCCTTTGTAGAAATGTTGTGAAGCTCTTCAGTCAGACTTTCGTTAGAATCTTCTTCTTCACTTGTTTGAGTTTTCTCGACTTGTGAAAGTTCATCTGCGTTCACATTAAGAACATTATCACAGTCATTTCCGTCAGCGTCAATCTGTAAAAACTTAAAGATTGGGCTTTGCTCAGTTGCGATAGTAGCAACCTTATACATTTTATTATGGAAATTTACTAAATCTCCATTTTGAAGTTTGCTTGCGTCTGTAGAAAGCAAGTTAACAAACGGGATAGACTCATTAGGATCACGTGCTACAAACACTTCCTCTTCATCATCCTTTTCCATTTCGTCTTCAATAGCTTCCTCGGCTTCAGCTTTGACTTCAACATCATCAGTTTCAGTTTTTTCTTCAACTGCTTCGTCATCGTCTTTTGTTTCAATGACTTCTTCAGTCTCTGTTTTCACTTCAACCTCCATTTCGGCTACTTCTTCGATGACTTCTTCAGTCTTCTCTTCAGTAGCTTCCTCAGATTTTGAGTTACTCATTGCTTCCTCCTCGGTTGGAGACATTGGACGCTCGTTTACAACCTCGCCCTCCTCCATATTATGAATTGGAACACCTAACATTGTAATATCATGTGTGTGGCCTTCGGCCTCAAGCATAACACCTCCAATGATTTTGTGAGCATGGTTAGCCATATGCGATGCGTATGTGGTTACACCATTGCCAGCATCATCCATTTCTACGGTATGATAATGACCTTCGCTCACGTCAGTAATTCCAGCTTTAATTTTACGCATCATCTTGATTTCATTTTCGTCAGCCTCTTTAAGAGACTTTTTAAACTCATTAAATTCATCATCTGAATCGAATGATTTACGAATTGAGAATAGTGAATCTTGGTTACAAGGGACAGAGACAACAGAAATTTCTAGAAGTTCAACATCAGTAATCATCATTGAATCATCTTCTCTGTTATATTTGCCATCCTTAACACGAAAACCTACACTAAAACTTTTTAAAGCACCGTCTCGGATCAGGGTTTGTACACCATGAGTCTTCTCAGCTGCTTCGCTAACTGCACCTTCGACAAAGATACCTTTTTTATCGACTGTAATTTTATCAATACGACCGATAGGACAATCATGTTTATGTTGGAATAACATAACAGGATTTTTTCTAAAGTTCTCAACACCTTTTGCCCAGGCTTCAGCAGTAACAATATCTCCAGCACGATCTTTTGCTGTTGTATTTGCATAACCTGCAATCTTGAGAGCTTTAGTTCCTTTTTTTACGCTCTTTGTTTCGAAAGCACTATTTAGATAAAATGTCTTATTCATCAGTTACTTCCTCGTTTTCTGATTCCCCTTCAGGGGGTCTTCCACCTTGAGTAGCATCAGTTGCGCTACCTGTGATGTTTTGTGGTACTCTTATACTATCATTTCCTTCCAATTTTGGAAATCTTAATCCTTCACGAGCTTCATTTGGGGTTATAATTCCAGTGTTTACCAGAGTAGAGTAATAAACTGCCTGTGTTCTGTTATCTGGTTGTAAAGCTGGAACGGATAGTCTATCGGGTCGTATAGTAACACCACCAGTAAAGAAGTGCTCAAAAGCTGAACAGAATTGATTTAATATAGGTAAGATAGTATGTAGGTAAAATAGTTTCTGATTGGCGTCAATATTAGCATTATTACCTGATTTAAGGAGAACATAAGGAACTCCTATAGCTTTTGCCATGTCTTGCTGAATACGTTCAATAGAGTTTTCAAAATCTAATTGATCAAAGTTTACTGTAGAGAACTTATCAATTTTTAATCCTCCATCTAGGATAGCCGGATTTCTTGCCCCATCAAAGATAGTAGTATAGGTAGAACGCCATGCCTCTAAGAGCCTTTGCTTAACTCTTTGAGATAAAATATTATCAGTAGTTAAAACAAATCCAGGAAGCGCATTGTTTTTGAAGAATTGGCGCTGAAATTTAATCATGTAGTAGTAGACTTCCATTAATCCTAAAATAGATTTTAACTTTGATACGCCTCGAAAAATGGAATTCTCATTCTCAGAATAAATATGTATAATCTCATGAGGTTCAAAGCGAATAGCTTCTGACTTACGAGTTTGTTTTCCTGCCCCGAAACCGTAAAAATCATTTGCTTGCTGATTATGAACTAAATAATTATAGTGAGATACAAATGTTTGAGCATCAGGAACTACTTCGACATCATTAGCTGGTAATAAAAATAAATCTTGCCCATCATAATAAAAAAATGCGTTACCATCAAGCATGTAATCAAGTAAAGCGCGCCTAAACATACGAACCCTATCCTCAAAAGGATTTGGTTTATGGTTTAACATTCTATTTACTTTTTTCGCAGGAGAATTACCCTCTACAATAAGAGGGATTTCAACACACCCATTAATAACCATCTCAACTGAACGATGAACAACCTCAATCTCTCGATAAGCTTGCTCATAGTCAACAATAGTTTCGGGGGATGCATACGGTTCAAGAGCAGCTATTGAGGGTTGTGCTGGATTAAGTTTTTCTGCCATCCACCCTCTAAGACCTAGTTTATTTTCATCTGCCATTTTTTACCCTTTGAATATCTAACCAGTTTTTAATTTTAGGAGTTAGATGATTAGAATACCTTTGTCCGTAAATATTATGGAGTTGTTTATGGTGAGCACTACAAAGAGTAAATAAATTCTTGTGACTTAGATCAATCTCACAATCTAAAGAAAACTGAACTCTTAAAGTATTTATAGTCTCTACATCTTCAATTACGGTTATTTTATTTTTGTCACACCAATTATTAAAAAGCTCGCTCACACTGAATAGATGATGCAATTCTAAAGTATCAATCTTCCCGCATATGTAACATTCTTCACGAAGTTTATAATCTTTTTTGATAAAATCTCGTATATATTTGATGGGAATACGCTTTAATTTATTCACTGTACTATACTTTCATTATCTGTCCAAGAGTTATTTTTAAATTTTTCTATTATGTTCCATCTCATAGAATAGTGATTAGGATTTTTGTTTAATCCTACACCCCCTTCAGGTAAGTTAAGCACTTTTCCAGATACTGATCTTAAAAAATCTAAATTATATTTTTTTCGTATCAAGTAGGAGATAATAATATCATCTCCTCTTTGAGGATATCCAATTTTTTCTATACTGTCTTGAATGGCCTCTAGTGCTTCTTGCTTTACTAAAATAACAGACCCTACTAGAAAGTCAACATTTTTGTCTTCGCACCAGTGATCAGTAAGTTGTTGATAAGAGTTAGATGAGCTTACTTTTGTCTTACCATACACGCCTGTTATAGGTAAATTTAGATTTATCATTTTTTTCACAAGATTAGGGTGCGGTAATAAATCATCATCAATTACTAGTTTAAACTCTTCGTCATACTCAAAGCACCTATGCCAGCGCTCCATACATAACCAATTCGTATCATTATTAATTACATCTATAGGTTGCCCTAAATAAGGAAAATGATCTTCAGTATTATTATTTACAACCGTAATGGGCATAATATTTCTATAAGCATTGATGATACTAAAAACATTATCAAATCTTTTATAATTAAGAACTATTAATCTTACGTTACTAAGCATAGATAGAAATATTACTCATTTTAGAGTGAGTGTAGATGGCATATCTTACAGCGTCACAAGGGTGAGAAGCCCAATCATGTACGGGTTTAGGTGTTTCTGTGTTAGGATTCCACTTATAAGAACTCATGGCTGAAAATGTATGAGAAGCACCTAATGTATCAAAGAATAGCCTATTTGACTCAATTAATACCTGTAAAAAGTTAATACCATCATTAACAGATTTAATTGCATTCTCACAATATATATCATAGTCATAAGCAAAGTCAGCTTTTACTTGTTGCGCAGCTGAGTCAATATATATTGAATCAATATTCCATTCATCTATTTTTTCTTGGATAGCAGCAGCTAATTCAGAAGTAGTAGATTCTTTCGATACGTACTCATCAATTAGAAAATAATTTTCCCCATCAAAACCAATGACTACAAAAACATTTTCATCTCTATAACCCACATCAAGGCCTGCTAAAACTTCAGCAAATCGTTCTCCCACATAATCATTAATATGTTTTGCTTCGTCTAATGCTTCATAAATTTGAGATTCTGTAGTAGTCCACTCACATTCGTACTCTTGGGCGAATAAAGCACGTGTTATAGACTTTCTAGCTTCGTCAATATCTTTCTCAGAGAGTAAAGGGTTAGAGCGCCAGCTGTGGATTGAAGAGCCCCAATCTTCATACTCTTGATCGCTTCCTCGTAAAAAATAATTGTATAAGTAATTACCTTTTCCGCGAGGAGTTGATATCCATAGACAACGGGAGTCTTTAAAAGTTGAAAGAGCGGGTCTTAAATCTCTAGTAAAATATTCATCATTAGGTATAATGGCAGCTTCATCTACTATAAGTAAATTAGCAGCACGCCCTACAAGAGAGTCTCGATTGTTAGCAGAAAGAAGTCTGAAAATAGAACCGTTGATCAACTTAACAACTTTATCTTTTTGGTTAAATTTATCGACTTCAATATCTAATTGTTTTATAAGATCGGTAACATAATCCCAGATAATGGATGAAAGTGAAAAATTAGGAGCTACAACCATTACTTGTTGATTAGGTTCTAGTAGTTTCGCAAAAGCTAAAATAGCTGCTGCGTAAGACTTACCTGTTCTACGAGCAGCAATATGGACAAAAAATCTATTCTCGTTTAGACCTTCAATCATAGCTTTTTGGGATTCGTTAAATTGAACAGGGGTGGGAAGTTTAGTTAATAGTTTATCAACATTTAGACGGAAAAAAGAATTTGACATTACTTAGGGAACATACTAATTAATACAGAAAGGGTAGCTATTACGCTACCCACAAAAGCGCCTACCCAGAGAAGAGTTCTTAAAGATGTTTTACCTTGAGTTGCAAGATTATTTACATCATTAAGTTTTTTGTGCATGACTTTCATCTCCTCAGACACGGAGGCAAGAGAAGAAATTATTTGAGCATAACGCTCTTCACACACTGCTTCGTGCGCAGAGATGTTAGCTTTATTAGATTGAGAGCGTTCATGAAGTCTGTCTAACTCATTCTGCACCCGGTCTAATTCTCTGGTTGTATTTTCCATTACTACTCCGCATAAACCAACTGTTTAGAGTACCACACGGGGATGGTGAATCGCTGGCTATTTTTTATCTCTTTCACGCCATGATTGTAATCACCATTAGAAGGGAAAACAACGGCCATTCCTTTTTTAGGACTAATTTCTATATCATGATCAGGAAAATATATCTCACCACCTTCATAATCATCATTTAGATAAAATATTACAGAATAGTCTCTGTAGTTTGTTGGATGTTCCATGTCTTTCACATGATCAGGAGCATCTTCTTGCCACGAGTTATCAGAATGTACACTCATCATATCACCAGGATTCCAGAAGGTCAATTCAGTATTATCTGGAAAAGCCAGTTCACCAAAATTTTTATATATGTAAGTTTGTCCTAGAAATCGAGCATAGTTTAAAGCACGTTCAACACTACCAAACGGTGCTTGCATATTTCGATGTAAAATTTTATAGCTGAGTGTTTTGTTCTTAAACTGCCCTATCACTTGGGCATCATTTATAAAAGCTTTTGGATTATCTTTGATAAACTTTACAAGATAATCACAAGTATCAGGAGTTAAGGCATTTTCAATCTTAACAGGGGCCATTAGTTAGCACCTGGTGAGGCAGGTACTCCTGGAACTCCTGATCCAGAAGCTTGCGAAGCTTCTTTATGTCTTATTTGTGTAATTAACTCGTAACGCTCTTTACTAAAAACAAAATAACACGATACAGGTAGTTCTACCCTAGAATCGTCTTGTAGAATAAAAAATCTAGATTGAGCGCCCTCATTAATTCCATCTTCTTTTACGCCTTTAAGTGTTTCAAAAGTCCAAGATCCTTGTCTTTTGAATTTTACTGTATAAGTAATCAATTAACCCTCCATTAGCAGTTATGTTTTGATTATATAATTAACAACACTAGTTGGCAAGGTTGTTGTTAAAGCAGGTATGCTTAGTGCAGGAATAGAGAGTCCAGGTACGCTGAGAGCAGGGATTGACAAGCCTGGAATTGAATGGTCGTGGTTTGCTACAGCAAGAGCTGGAATTGTCAAAGCTGGGATTGAAAGACCCGGTACAGAATGGTCGTGGTTAGCAACCGCCAGAGCTGGAATTGTCAAAGCTGGAATTGATAGTCCAGGGACAGAGTGTGTATGCGCAGCCTGAGTCACCCCAGTCACTGCTGTGCTAGTAGAAGAGTCCTTAGCTGAAGTAGCAAACGTAGCTGTAGGTACTGTTAAGTCTCCATCACCTTCTGAGCCAGTTGTGCCGCCACCTGTTGTTCCAGTACCCGTATCATTAGCCACCGTTACAAGACCTGTTTTAGCTCCAGAGGTTCCTGATCCTGTAGTGCCGGTCCCAGTATCATTAGCTACTGTTACAAGACCTGTTTTAGTTCCAGAGGTTCCTGATCCTGTTGTGCCAGTACCTGTGTTATCTGTTCCAGTAGTACCAGTACCGGTATTAGCTGTGGCATTAGTTATAACAGAAGAGGCAGCAGCTGAACCAGTCTCTGTGCCTAGTGTAGAGTTATTAGCACCTTTACCTAGAGGAACACGGTCACGAAGATCTGGAAGACCAAAAGTAGAAGAGCCATCACCTGTACCATAGGCAGTGCCGATTACGGCGAATAGTCGAGCATAAGTTGTACGATTAACATTTGAACCGTCACAAAGCAACCAAGCAGCATTAGGAGCAGAAGCTCCTCCAAAAGGTAGAATTGATCCTGAAGGCATGATCTCAAAACCTCCAGCTGTTGAACCATCATGAACTCTAACATTTTTAGTGTTATTATCTACAGATAACTCACCAGCCCCACCTGTGAACGAGTTATTTTCTGCTGTCGTGCCTCGTCTTAATAATAGTTGTGTACTCATTTATTGCTCCTTAAAGTGCTCCTAAGTCAAATTGGCCTGTGACTGTAAATACGTTTGATGCGTTAGTTCCTATTATTACGTTACCTTGTACGTTTAACAAGGCATCATCTACGGTTGCCGCACTACTTACATTGATGCCTACATTACCGTTAGTATCAATCATAATTTTATCTGTTAGATCTCTTCCGAGACCTCCCATAAACGGTGAAACTTTTGTACTCATAATAACCTTTCTAACATAATTAACCTACGTGGTCAATATAATTCTTAACTGAAGGCTCCACAGTCTAGTATACCTACAATAGTAACTGTATTTGAAGCGTTTGTTCCTAGTGTTGTGTTTGCTACTACTGCTAAATCATTTGAGAAACTGGTATCTCCCGATGCGTCAGAAGTAACTGCTTTTGAAGCGGCAGTAGTGCCCAGAGTAATTCCATCAATCATA